AGGATCCTGCGCCAGCTTTTACGCTGCTGCTGAATGGGGGTACAAGCAAGCCCTAAAAGAGCAGCGTGCAATTGCTGACGAACTTGAAGCCCAGTAGTCCGATCAACTTATGACTGACCAACAGATCATCCAAGCCGCTCTTGATGCAGGTCTGTGCTTCCCAGATTGCTGGGCACTGACCAGCCCCAGTGACCCAACCGAAGACATCAGCGACACCTGGAGCAGCTACGAGCAGCGCAAGATGCAATCGCTGCGGGACTTTGCTGAACGGATCAAAGCTTTGTAGTCAGACCCCACTTGTCAGCAATGTTTACACATTGCGTAAATGTGTTAAACATTCTTAATTTCCCTGACAGATTGTCTTAATTTATCAGGATTTCCAATAAACGTCATTTATCAAGATTCCTGCTAAAGCCCCTTAAGGGGCTTTTTCTTTGCCCACGTAGTATCACCAGGAAGAGGCTCCATGCCTCTGTCCCAGGTATCAAAGCATGTTTTGCTAAATACCATACCCCACGAAATCCACGCTATACTCGTTACGTTATGAACACTTGTCCAATGCCTGCTTTTGTAGATTTATCTGGCCGTAGATTTGGCGCCTTAACCGTTGGGTCTCTTAATACGGAACGCTCCACCACAAAGCGAAAAATTTGGGATTGCATCTGTGATTGCGGGAAAAAGAAGACGTGCGACGGTGAAAACTTAAAACAAGGAAGAACTAAAAGTTGCGGCTGTATTGTAAGCGAAGCATTAATTCAATCACGGGCCAAACGCAGGCAGTTTACAAAAGAGGAAAAACCATTTCGCCATATTTGGAGATTAATGATGCGTCGCTGTTACAATCCCAGTGATGGGGCTTATCGCCATTATGGAAAGAGGGGGATAACTGTTTGTGAGCGTTGGCATAATTATTGGAATTTCAAGCTTGATATGTATCCAAGACCAGAAAATATGACTCTTGAGCGGATAGATAATAATCAGGGTTATTCACCCGAAAACTGCTGCTGGGCTTCACGAGCAAAGCAATGCAATAATCGAAGGACAAATAATTATCAAACAATAGATGGCGTGACAAAAACAGTCTCTGAATGGTGCAAAGATTACGACATTGAGGTGCGGGCTGTTTATCAAAGGCTAGGCAGGGGGTGGAATATGCAAGACGCATTGACAAAACCAGTTAGGATTTTTTCCAAGTCGAATCAAAAGGAATAGGCTCAAGACCTACATTCCAATCGTCGTAATCATCGCAATTCCTTAGTTTTCTAGCAAAATCTTCTTCATTGCGAGGATCGTACATTTCCCCCTTTGCCATCCATCGCTTAAGCCTTTCCTTTTCCTGCTCTGCAGAAAGCTTCATGATCGGCTGATCTTGTATTGTCCGAGTCTAGCTGGCTTTGTATAGGCAAAAGAAAAGGGGCCTTACAGCCCCTTTTCTTCACATCCTCCGATGCCGAATTTTCCCTGAAGATACAAGGGAGATGATGCGCCTCGCAGGAGACCATGCAAAACTCCTTGGCTAAGCCATACGGCTTCGCCCGCATCATCATCGGCGTCCACCCTCACGGCTCGCCCGAAGACGAGAGCAGCAGTTAAGCCGCTAGGACCGAATGCTTCAAAAGCATAACACACCTTGCCCGCTCGGCAGCAACTGGTCTTTTCATGGCACAATGGGCATTGCCTTGTCGGAGACGGCATGGCCCTCGCTAGTTCTTTCGTACTAATTGATGAAACGATTCCTTTTCTCTCTCCTGCTGCTCTGCCCCTTACAAGCGCAAGCAGCAACGCTCCAATGTGGCTACGCCTCGCACTACGGCATTGGCGACGGTTACCACGGACAACGAGCTGCTAACGGCTCCCGCTTTGACGCTTACGCCCTCACGGCTGCCCACCCTTGGCTTCCATTCGGCACCAAGCTCCACGTTAAGAATCGCAACAATGGCAAGTCGGTGGTGGTGACAATCAATGATCGAGGCCCATACTACGGGGGTCGCATCCTGGACTTGTCCTACGGCAGCTTCTCTCGCATTGCTTCCCCTTCTCAAGGCGAAGCCTCCATCTGCATTTCAAAGCTATGAAAGACGCAGCTTCATTCCTGCTGGTGAGCCTCATCTTTGGGCTCGGCACTTTTGCTATTGCAGCTTCTCCTAATGTGCTGCCCAATAAGGAGGGCCTGGCAAAATGCATGCTCCTGCATCCTGAGCGCTACTGCCGCATCGCTAACGGCTTCCCCGTAGCCAAGCTTGACAGCCGGGCCAAATAGACCTACAGTTCCCTCGGTCGATGGGGAAGGAGCTTCGCAAGAGGCTCCCCCTTTCTTCCATTTTTATACCCCCTGGCGACAGGCTCCTCATGGACAAAACTAACAAAATCAAACAGTTCATCTTCAATGCTGGACACAGCATTGTGAGCGTTGAGTTCATCAAAGCCGATGGCTCTGTGCGTAAGCTTCAGTTCAATCCTTGGGATACCAAGGAAATCAAGGGCACGGGCACGGCAGTAAAGAAGCCTAACATTGTACGTTGTCGTGATTTCTCCATTGCTCGCAAAGAAGGAGAAGGCGCCTGGCGTTCGTTTGATTGCGAGCGCGTCGTAAGCATCAAGGCCAATGGTGAAACCCTCGTCTTCTGAACCATGGGGCTCTTTCGTAAATCCAAGCCGCGCATGTCAAATAGAGATCGCGTGTTGCTTTCTCGGTATCTGCGCTCAGAAGGGCGACCAGTGGCAGAAGAATTAATGGAAGAAGACGGCGTGATGTTAGAGCGCTTGTTTAATTACATTGGTGATCTAGAAGGTCGCATTAAAAGCTTATCCATTTACATTCACTCTCGCAATCTTTGAACTATGCCTCTCACAAAAACGCAACAAGCCATTGCCAAAATGGTTTCTGACAATGCAAAGCACAAATGGAAGGATTACAGCGCCGATGATCGTTTTTCTGCTCGCAGCTTTATTCTTTCCCGCATTGATAAGCCCGCTTATAAAAAGAAACGGGACTTGCTAGTCACTCTTGCAGATGCTTTGCAAGATGACATTTGGAAAGTGCTTTAATGGCGCTTAAAGACAATAGAAGAGCAGTAATTGCACTTGCCGCAAAATATGGTTTTGTTCTCCATCGTGAGACAAAACATTATGTTTTTAAGCATGCTTCTGGCAAAATTCTTGTTACAAGCAAAAGCAGCATGGACAAGCGCCTGCTTAGAAATATTGAAAGCAATATCAAAAAGATTTTGGCTTCGTAACGTTTTGCAACAAGCCCTTGCCCCGCATTTTAATTTCCTCTAACTTAGGCAAGTCCACAAGGACATCCTCCCTTTCAAAACCATGACCGATTCTTTCCACACTCAAGTTGTTGACATGACGCCCGAATGGGCTTCAGAACTCCTCAAAGGCAACGTCAATAATCGTGGTCTTTCGCGCACAAAAGTTAAGTCTTTTGCTAAGCAAATTATCAATGGCAAGTGGCGTAAAACTGGTCAAGGCATTTCTGTCGCCTCTAATGGCAGGCTTCTTGATGGCCAAACTCGATTAAGTGCAGTCGTTCAAAGCGGACGCTCTGTGCCTATGGTCGTTGCTTGGAATTGTGACGAAGATTCATTCGCTGTTTTTGATACGGGTCGCGCCAGAAGCGCTACTGACGTGTTGAAGATTGCTGGACTTTCTCAGCATCAGGGGATTGTATCGTCCGGTCTTCGCCTTGCTATTCCTCTCATTGAAGACTCAGAAGCTTATTTTGCTATTTCACAAGGCATCACCAACGAAGAGATTTTAGATCTATGGAATCAGACTAAGGATCAATGCGAATGGTGCGCAAATCTTTCTTCTTCTGTCCATAAACAATTTACTACGTTCTCTAAGTCAATTTATTTCACCTTCCTTTATCTTGCTATCAATAAAGGATGGGAGCATGACGTATTGCTTGAATTTTCTAATTTGTTTGGTTCTGGAGCTGAACTGGAAAACGGATCACCAATTCTTGCCTATCGGCAGTACGTGACAAACAATGTTCTTCGTTGCAATATGAATCAGCAGCGCCTGCAAACTCTTGCTTCGCTTATTTGTTGTTTTAACAAATATGTGACAGGTTCTTCAATGCGCAAGTTCCGCCCTCCCACCATTCCCCCAATGATTCAAATTGCTAACCCTCCAATGGCAGCTTGATCTTTGTAAAGGTTTGTAACAAAGGGGGTCATCAGGCCCCTTTTCTGGGCTGGTTTCAGCAAATGTTGAAGGGACATCCCACTGACGACTCTAGACTTAATTTCACTCTTGCAGGGCTTTTCAGCAACTGCTGAAAATGCCTTAAAGCTATTGATGCCCTAGCAAAAGCTGAACTGAAAGCAATATCAAAAAGATTTTGGCTTTGTAACGTTTTATAACAGACCCCGGAAACAGGGCCTTTCTTCTGTATTATTACCAAGTGTTCGGCGGCGACGCCTCTCCAAATGGCAACCATCCCCACCATCCATCTCAATGGCACTGGCTTCATTACTCTCCGTGATGAATACGCTGCTGCCTACGATGCCATCAACAAGGCTATTGATGCCCTAGCAAAAGCTGAACTGAATGGCCGCGATTACTATCCGCAAGGGCCTGATGCTTATTACAAAGCTCGTGATGAGCGCCAAACGGCTCTCGATAGCCTCCGCGAGGCTCATCAATATGCTGGCGAAATGCTTGCTGGTATCTGCGACCAACAGCGTTGATTTTAGACTAGGGGCCACTAGGCCCCTTTTTTATGCCCTTTCCCATTGGCACTCTCGTTGATCTTTACGATTTTGGTTTTAAGCAATGGAGAGGAGAATATATAGTGATAAAGCTAGGTGATAATGGCCTACATAAGATTAAAAACACCAAGACCAGCAGTCAGCAATTCGTAAGCGAAGACAAGCTACGCATGAGCAGGCTTGGCCCATTCTCAATAAAGAGCCTCTATTGAGAATATTTCAAAATGTAACAACGCTTGACTTCGGCTCCGCTTTCATCTAATTTTTATTTTGTCAAGGGCAGCGACTGCCCCCTCTCTTCAAAGCCATGGCTCACGAATTCACCTCCGGCGCTTTCTTCAATGGCAAAGCTGCCTGGCATCGTCTTGGCACTGTCCTCGACGGCACCCTCCCTGCTCGCGAGGCTTTCCGCTTGGCCGATGCCGATTGGGACGTGCTGTCCACTCCCATCTTCGATCCCACTGGTTCACCTATCGAGGGTTATCAAGCCATTTCTCGTGGAGACAATGGGCAAGTACTCAGTGTTCAGAAAGATTCTTATACCATCGTTCAGAACGAACAGCTCATCCGCCTGGCTGAAGCCCTGCATGAAGATGCCTCCATGGATGCCGTAGTTGTCCTTCAGGAAGGTAGAAAAGTGGCCTTTACTGCTCGCATCAACAATGCAGAGGGCGAAGTGGTAAAAGGCGATGAAATTAATCAATATTTTGTTGGCACCACTTCTCACGATGGCACTATTGCTTTCCAAGCCATCTTTTCGCCCATCCGAGTGGTGTGCATGAATACGCTTTCAGCCACGCTCAACCATGCTGCACGTTCTGGCGTAAGCAAGCGCATGAGCATTCGCCACACTGCCAATGCCAATTCTCTCATTGATCGTCTTCCTGAGATTATTGACATGAAGCGGCAACAATTCACTGCCACCATTGAAGAACTGCAGGCAATGGCTGCTAAACCCTGCACGTCTGAAATGTTCAAGCAATATTGTGAGCAAGTATTTGCCGATCAACTGGCAGGCACTATTAACGACAAGCGTGGAGATAAGGCCACTGCTCGCCCCAAGACCATTGCAGACCTGCCCCAGTGGGATTCCTTGGCTAATAAATTCGCTGGCGACGGCATTGGTTTCGATATCAAAGGTGTGCAAGGGACTATGTGGGGGGCTTACAATACTGTCACTGAATTTCTTACGCACGAAGCTGGTCGTGGTGATGCAGATAATCTCGATACGGCTCGACGCCGCCTGGAGAGCCTTTACTGGGGAAGTGGAGCAGCCACGCTGAACAAGGCTCACTCCCTGGCGCTCGCATAAGCAACGCTAATAGCAAGGGGGCTTTACAGCCCCCGCGAAATGAACTAACTTTTATTTTGTCAAGGGCAGCGATGTCCACGCCACGTTTTAAAAACCATGGCCACCATCACCCGCGAAACCGCCACCTGCCCCGTCTGCAGCGGCTCTGGCAAGCTTCCCCACTTCAGTCACATCGCCAACGGCACTTGCTTTGCCTGCGGCGGCACCGGCACCATCACCTTCAAGACCTTCATCGGCGACAACAGCGATGTGATCCTGGAAGTGTCCATGTGGAAAGGCAAGTTCTATGACGCCCATCTGCGTTGCCGCACCTGGGAGAGCTATGTCAGCCCTTCCCATGGCCCAATGAAGGAATGGGGCAAGGACAAGTGGGTGAAGCGCATCACTGATGTAGAAGAGGCTCGTGAGCTGTGGCGCAATGCCGAGGCCCATGGCATCAAAACTCAGCTTTGTGACTGATTGTTAAAACGGGGCCGACCACGGCCCCTTTCAGACTATTGTTCTCTCATGAAGCGCGAGCTTCCCTCGATTTTTAAAACCATGAGCACCCTGCCTGCTGCAAAACACACTTACGCCGTCACCATCGAGCACCATTACGGCGACATCTATTTCAACTGGCAAACTATCAACCTTGATGCCACCAGCGAAGAAGAAGCTAAAACGCTGGCCGAGCATCGTTTTCCTGAATCCTGGAACGTGAAGGCTATTCGTGCTGTTCGTCACGAATACTCTGCTCTTTGATTTTCATTCATCTTTTTTCCATTATTACCATGAACGCTTCCATCAAACAGGCCTGGACTAATGCTCTTCGCTCTGGCCAGTACGAACAAGGCAAAGAAAGTCTCTATAGCAATGGTAAATTCTGCTGCCTTGGCGTTCTCACGGACCTCTACATTCAAGAGACTAATCAAGAATGGCATCATGATGCTGGTTGTTGTTATAGCTTTGAAACCGAAGGAGGCATTCTTCCTCTTTCAGTGCAGCAATGGGCGCAACTTCACGATCCCAATCCCTATCTTGCCGGCTACCACATCACTTCTTGGAATGATGAGGGGACAAGCTTTACAGAACTGGCTGATTTAATTGATTCTCATCTTTGATAGCCACCAATGATCACCACCATCAAGACCTACCAAGACAACGGCCCGTATTTCTCCTGCACAAGAGGCAGCTACCAAGCTGCCTCGCTCCAGCAGCTTGTTTTTCACGTCAGGCAGGCGATGGAAGACCGTGAGCATGTCATTGGCATCTTTGGCCCCGATGGGGCCTGCAAGGGCGTCTGGCAGCTCGATATCGAAGGGCACGTAGACAGTGCTGGCGACACCATCGTAGATCACGAGGGCTATGAACTGCTCAGGCCAAGCACCAAAAGCAAATGGACGTGGGACTTCCTGCAAAGGCAACTGGCTTGATTGAAGGAGCATCTTGGATGCTCCCTTCTTAAACCCTGTTCAGGCATTGTTTCGTTTTGTTAACAAGGGGCCTCCAGGCCCCTTTCTGCTGTATTGTTTGTTCAACGAGGCGCGAGCCTCTCCTCTGGCTTAAAACCATGACTCGCCTGATCTTCGACATGGCTTCCTTCAGCTCCACTCAGGGGCAATGGTGGAAGGACATGCGCAATGACAATACTGAGCGTCGAGTGAGTCTTGTGGCTTCCCACATGGGCTTTTTCCTCTGGACTGCTGATTTTCGCGAAGCCCGCAGCGGCAAGTTCATCTGCCAGAAGTTCTTCTGCACCAAGCCTGATAGCGAAGAGCCTGTAGCGTTGTTTGAGCACCTGCAGGATCGCCAGGAATGGCTTGAAAAGCAATGGAAGCTACAAGCAGCCTGATTTAGCAAAAGGGGCGCCCCAAAGCGCCCCGCTCTCCTCCTTAAAACCATGCAAGACTCAATTAACATTCTCGCCATCAGCAATCGAGGCCGATCACGTATTGGCACTCACATCACCACTGCCATTGTTGAGCAGAACCACCACGATAAGCTTTTTATTGTGTTGCCTCAATTCAATCAATGTCGATGGATAAAGAAAGATAACGATCCTGATTTTCGCATTATTTCGCAAGGTTAATCATGATTCTCATTGATTTCTTTGATGAAGCTTCTTGCAAAGGCACTGAACTCATTGAAGGCTGGTATTTCTACGATGATGCAGATGATTCCGTAATAGGCGGGCCGTTTTCCAATGAAGAAGCCGCCATAAAGGCGGCTTTTGATGGGCATGGCTGGTAAAGCTTGAAATAATTGTTAGCATGGCGAAACGACGCGAGACTGGCATCTCGTGACGTTTCTAACCACTACCAAGAGGAGTTTGGCCATGGCTACAAATAAGCATAGCAGCGTGCCTACAGGGTTTAAGGAGATCCCTGGGTATAACGGACGCTATTTCATCAATGAGAAGGGCGAGGTGTGGAGTCTTGCCAAATCAAGACTCATGAGTCCGCAAACCAGCGGAAGCAAAGATTATCCATGGGTGCTAATCACGGAGAATAACAAGAAGAAACAACCTCGTACTATTCATTATTTAATGCGTCTTACTTGGATGCCTCCTGCGCCCGGGGAAATAGGGTCTGGTGGCGATAAATGGTGTGTAAATCATAAAGATGGAAATAAACTTAATAATCATATTTCTAATCTTGAATGGACCACAAACAGCGACAACGCAAAGCACGCTTGGGATAATGGACTGCAAGCCTGTGGAGAGGCAAAGAAAAATGCTAAATTTACATCGCGGCAAATTACAGCAGTTCGTTTGCGCGTGAAATATGGTGAAAGCGCTTATTCCATTGCAAAAGAATTAAATGTTTCGCATGGAACTATTAAAAAGATTTGTCGTTTTGATAGTTGGCGCCATCAAGACCTTAATCTTCGTGGCAGGATCCGGGCAAAGTGGTATAGCAAATTTGGACACGGATAGAAAAAGGCTTGTTTTGAAAAATTGGGCACGGCTGGGTTTTGGCTTGTTTAGGGCACGGCTGAAAAAAGGCTTGTTTTATACCATTTCATCACACCTTCTCATCATCACATCATCACGCTGCCATTATATGCGCATACAGACATAAATAGTATAGGCGTACTAGTCCGAAGCGAGGGCGATTCCCCGGTTCTCCGGTGGGGAATAGGGAGAATATACTCTACCTAGCGGCCGTAGATATACCCTACCCAGCAAGCGTAGATATACCCTACTGGTGACGGCCTTAAGAGAGGCTCACTTGTGACCGTGCTAAGTGAGGCTCACTTGTGGCCGTACTAGGTGTCTCCTATTGGTGGCGGCCTTAAATGTAGGCTACTGGCAGTGTGCTGATTCCACTTACTTACTGGCGCGATTCTGCCGAGCTTCAGTGAGACTAACTGCCGCGAGTGGCTGTCTACTCTCACCAGCGTGATTCTGCCGCGATCGCCTATGTTTACCGTTCCGCCGTATTTGTGCTGTCTACCGCTAGGCCTTAGGTGAGCTTTACTGCGCAGTGCTAGTTGAGCCTCACTGTTTAGCGCTAGTTCTCTCTCACTGTTTAGCGCTAGTTCTCTCTCACTGTTTAGCGCTAGTTGAGCCCTACTGTTCAGCCCTAAGTGTAGATATTTCAATACGTAACGCCGATGGCGGTTCTGGCGCTTCCAATGGTATGAGCGCTGAATGTTGCGGATTGTTGCGGCGGTTGACCTTTTGGCAGGAGAGATGATACGCGCGTGCGCGCGATCGTTTCTCTGCTGAGCACTGCGCGCAGTCTCTCCCCACTGATAAGCCTGGCTTGTCATTGCGTCGCGGATCGGGCACTGATAAGCCTATCCGCTTATCAGCGGCCTTTTCAACGCCAAACGATCGCCTGTGCTTATCGCAGGCGCTTCTAGCCTCGCTTTGCCCCTTATCGGTGGTATTGTTCCTTTAGCCGCAGCGATGCGGCCCTCTTGCTTACTTTCGATCATGCTTGCCCTTCCTATTGCCGCTTCCGGCATCACTGGCTTCTATCCCGGCACTGCTTGTGCAGCCGCGATCAGTGCTTACTACTACGTGGTTCCCAGCGTTCCACTTAAAGGCGCCGATCTTATCGAGCACGCTAAGCAATACCCCGAACGATTCCCCAGCAAAACTGATCTTGTGGCCGCATCCGGCCACGTTCGCGAGAACGGCAAGGTCAGCTTTATTAGCTTTTATGAAGCCCTCTTGGAAGCCAAACTAGGGGCCGACCCTAACTATCACGTAACGCTTCAAGACGCTATTGATGAAGATAAAGAATTTGACGCACTTAGCCTACCGTTGCAAGAACTGTACAACGACATCACTGATAAGTTCGGCGAGAAGTGGACTCATCGCCAAACTCTAGACTTTATGGCTGAGTTGGATGATCTTGGCATCACTACTGCGCAGCAGCTAGAAGATGCCTTTTATACCGTCATCCACCATCCAAACTATCATTGGGAACGAGAATTTGCTGAGGAATACTACTGTGAGCTCGATTACAGCATCGCTGATAGCCCTGTAGCTTGCTTTATTGACTGGCAGCGTGCTTGGGACCATCAGCTTACCTATGATTTCTCAACCATAGAGTTCGATAATTCCGTCTTTATTCTCCACAATAACTACTAATAATGAAGCTATCACGTTCACAAGCGTTCATGCTTCTATATCTTGTGGAATCTTACTTACCACAAGCCGACCACGACGAACTGCCCACGCTAGAAGCGCTTCTAGAAGCGCTTCAAACTCTCTCACCAGCCGCCCCTTTTCGTACCGCTACCGAAGCCCGCAGCCATGCTCACTAACACGCAAATCCGGACCCTCTCCCGCGACCACCTAACACGCGTGGTTCACAACATGGACCCACGTGACGCAATAAGTTTACTTATTGAACACCTAGTGGCAGACTATGACCTAGATCAAGACGCAATCTTAGAAGATATCACCGACTACTACGGTGATATAGAAGCCGCTAGACGATACCTTCTAGAGTTTGGTCTTGAAGCTTCTATGGCTGATCAGCTTCTAGACTAGCCTCTAGAAGCTCTCACAAGACGTCACAAGCTGAGCCCGCTAGCCTCTCACCTAGCGGGCTTTATCGCCTCAGGATGCCGATCCTAGCGGGCTCTGGCGGTCAGTCTCCTACTGGCGATCCTATCGGTGGAGAGAATATCTTTTTCCGCAGGGCTGTGCAAAACTAATCCCGACCTGCCAACTCGGGATTAGTTTTGCAACAATCCGCCGTGTAACGTATTGTTGCAAGTGCTTGACATTTGAGCCGTGGCGCGGTAGCCCGGCTGTTTTTGTTTGCGGGGCTGCGGTATATCCTCCATAATGTGGCGTCATTTTTCATCTAGAAAATCGCCTTTAGTATTTATACCTAGCAAGTAATCAAGGGCAGCTTGGACAAGATCTGGATTGTCATCAAAATGACCAAGGCCAAGATTGCATGATCTACAGATGTAACCACGAAAGGCATCAGTGTTATGACAATGATCAAGCACCCATTCTTCTGTATAGCGATGGCATATAGGGCATAAACCTGGAGGAGGCACTGGAAATTTTCGTTTTAAGCGAGCACGTAATTTAGTGTGTTGTCGAATGCAGGTTCTACAACGAGAATCAAGATTATCTTTATTGCGAGGTTGATTAGGAAAAGCGATTAGTGGTTTTGATTCTTTGCAGAGCTGACAAGTTTTAGTTGCTTCAGTTGCATGTGAATTACTTAAGAGGATTGAGAAGAGATTGCCTTGTAGCAAGCCAGGATTCATTAAGAGGCAGCGTGCTTTCGTCAAAATTTAACGAGTAAAAAGCTAGTTGCACTATGCCGAAGGCAAGTCGAAGACGCCGCCTGAGGCATCTCTAGAGATCTCAAGCAATTTTCTAGACCAATGGAGACGCCCTAAAGGCGTCGGAATGACGCACTAATCAAAAGCAAGCGCTAACGATTCGCGCATTCCTTCTTTGCATTGCTCTTAATGCCAGAAAGCGGCCCTTAAAGGGGCCGCTGCTCAGAAGATAAAGATGGAAATCAATGATTTTTTGCTTTTCCCGCAGCGACGCATAGTATGCGCGACCCATTACTTAGGATCTGGATCAGCCCTTGGTGTTTCGCCGCTTGTCTGGAGCGTTCCGCCCTTTTGGGGGCTCCACTTCATGAGAGTCAAGCGGCTTGTCTAGCCTTTTAGCTAGTAGACGTTCCGACGCTTGGGGCGTCTCCACTTGCCAGGGTGCTTTGGCTTGAGGAACGTCGTCTAGACCAGCGGTGCTGCTCTTGCTTGCACTAGGCAGCAGCTCCGCTTTAGCTATCGTATCTCGCACCGTGGCTCAAATGTGATGTTTTTGGTATCGTAGTGATACAAAAGCCCAAATTTTTTCCGTTTTTCTTAAGGATTCAATGGTAATACAGACACAAAGGTGGAGAAAGTATTAAAACCTACTTACGTAATTCTTGATAACGATTAGCGTGAGATGATCTTCGATAAAGCATTATGTGGGGACTGCCTGATCGCCAGCCATTTAACATTGGCCCGTATAAATTGTGGCCATGTTTTAGCAAGCCAGAATTTCAATGGTTTGCTGCCATTGATGGCAAGCCATTTTATTTCAGGACCACAAATGAAGCCAAGTTGTTTGTCAAGGACTTATTGGCAGTGGACGATCCAGAGGGGCTTTGCGATTAAAGCCATTTGCTAAAATATTGTGAAGCGGCAACGTTGGCGCGTTCCGCTTCTGGCCACCTACTACTACTAGATGACATGGCAAAGCTAGCACATCGTTCTCTTCCTTCATTGCAGCTCTTGGAGGATTTGTTGATTCTTGACCCCGAAAGTCCAAGCTGGCTTTCTTGGCGCAATCCTCGCAGCAGAAAGCTCAAGCCTGGTGACCACGCTGGATGGCAAGATACAAGCGGAAGTCGCAGTACGGGCTACTTTCAAGTGGGCATTCGAGTGGAAGGAAAGGACGTTCTATTTCTTGGCCACCGCATTGTTTATTTTTTGCATTACAAGGTTGATCCAAGCGAATATCAAATTGATCACATTGATGGGAATAAATTCAATCACAATCCATTGAATTTGCGTCTTGTTTCCGATTCTCAAAACAGGGCGAATGCCCCTAAGAGGAATCAACTCACGTCGAGTCAATTTAAGGGCGTCTGCAGAAATAAGCGTTCAGAAAATAAGCCATGGATGGCATATATTGATTGGCAGAAAAAGCGTAAATACCTGGGTACTTTTGCCACCGAAGAAGAGGCCGCGATGGCCTACAACAAAGCAGCTTCTGAGCTGCATGGATCATATGCTTTTCTTAACGATTTGATCGTTCCGGCGAGCTGATTTGCGCTAGCCTGCTTTCGTTGGTCGCGCCCCGCATCGCGGGGCTTTGTTGTCTCATGAGTTTGAAGGGAAAAGCGAAGTGCGAAATGATTGCTCGCACTGGTCGAGTGCAGGATTGGCTTAATGATCCAGAAGGGCGGTTAGCCGTAAGTTGCACTACGTTTGCAGTGGAGGACTCAATGGAAGGGCCTGATGGCATTGAGGCGTCTTGGCGTTTCGTTAGTCATGCTCTTCGCAATGCTGCTGGCGCTGCTGTAAATCTTTCAAAGTTGCGCCCCAAAGGCGAAGAAAACGGGAAAGGGCTTGTTGCCAGTGGCCCCGTAAGCTTTGCTGGTATTTACAGCAAGCTGAATGAAGTGTTGCGTCGTGGTGGAAAATTTAAAAATGGCGCTGTTACTTTGCATCTTGATTACGATCATCCTGATGCCATTGATTTCATCCAAGCTCCGCGAGCTGAACTTCCTTGGGTGAAGCGCTCTTTGACCGTTGACGAACAGTTTATGGAGAAAGCTTCTCCTGCATTAATGGCAGCGGTTTTGCGCGGCCTTGAAACGGGAGACTTATGGCTAACCAAGAAGCGTGTTGATAGCAAAGGCGAACGCATTTGGCCAAATGTTTGCGAAGAAATTTGGCTGAAGCATCGTGGTACTTGCTTGTTGCAGCATGTAAATCTTGGCGCCTGCACCATGGAAAACCTTCAAGGTGCATTTATTGAAGGCATGAAACAGCTCTGCGAGTTGCATCCTGGTACTGGTGTTGGCGATACTGGCGAATATCTTTCCCCGGCTGTCGATAAGCAGGTAGGACTAGGCGTGCTTGGTTTGGCTAATTTCTTGGCTATTCATGGCGTTAGCTACGAAGATTTTGGTAATGCTCTTGAGGCTTATCTAGCCGAAGACCCGCGTAATTGGAATGATTTCTGGAACGGCACTCTCTCTGGTGATGCTGTATGGCATCTTGATCAAGGCATTCAAAAAGCAGCGGAAATTGCTCGCGAACATGGCATGGAACGTGCTTTCTGCATTGCTCCCACTGCATCATGTTCCTACCGCTATCTTGACACAAAAGGTTTTACTACAGCCCCTGAAATTGCTCCTCCCATCGGCCGCATTGTTGATCGGGATAGTGGCACTTTTGGCGTGGAGCAATTTGATTATGGCGACGTAGAAATTGCCGCAGAAGTTGGCTGGGATAAGTTCTTTAAAGTGGCCAATGGCTTTGTCGCATTGTTTCAGCGCACAGGATTATTCCATGGATATTCAATGAACACTTGGGGGGATTTGGTTATTTACGACGAAGCATTCTTGCGCTCTTGGCTAGAATCACCTCAGACGAGCATCTACTACAGCTTGCAGGTTCTCCCGGACATGCAGCGGAAAGATGATGCGTATGCAGCGCTAGATGAAGACTTTAAGAGCATGTTTGGCTTCAATGATGAAGTTGACGATTCTTCTGAAAGCTGTTCGCTAGATGCAGGATTTTGCTCTAGCTGCGCCGAATGAGAAAGGGGCCTAACGGCCCCTTTCTTGCCCAAATCACTTTTGCATTGTTAGAAAATGACCACTGCCATTGCCTCCCCTTATTCGTCCACCATTGCCAAGAAGAGCCCGTGGCAGGCCGTTGCCGTTGACAAAGGGCAAGTGCTTGAAGGGGCTGAAGAGACGCTGCTCAAGATGCTTGCACTGCGCCATCTGGAGATTCCCGTAAAGGAGCTTCTGGAGCAGGGCATGGAGCGTGAGCTTCCTTCTACGCCTGGCATCATTGAAGCGCTGCGTTCCAACCAAGACGATGAGGACCGCCATTTGGAAGCCCTTAATTACGTCGCTGTCGCCCATGGCACTGATGCCAAGGCCGAGAAGGAAGTCATGAGTATTCTGCAAGCCTGGAACGACCACCCTGCCCACCCCATTCTTAAGGCGGGCATTATGGAGCGTTCTATCTTCTTCGTGGCGCTACCATTCTTCCGCCAAACTGGCGATGTTGGTATGCGCACTGTGTCGCAAGACATTTCCAAAGACGAGCGCGTTCATGTGGCGGTGAATGGCATGCTCAGCAAAGAACTTGGCGAGAAAGAAAGTCAAAGTCTTGACAAGCTTCGTGCTGCCACTGCTGCATGGATGTTTGAAAAGCTTGGCAGTTCTTCCAATAAATGGCTTGATAAGGATTTCTGGCTGCGTCAGTCCAAGAGTTTGTTTTGGACTGGCAAAGCTGAAGACCTTTCCTCTCTGCGTGCAAGCCGGGCTATAGCTTTTTTTGAGAGTTCAAACGTATCACTTCCTAGCTACGGCAGAGCGTAATGCTATATTGACCAAGTTCCCGCTATGCATTAGCATCGGGCTGATAGAGCTTAAGCCTCTGAAGCGATTAGCACTTGTTAATCGCTTCACGCTTAAGCCATCTGGCCCTGAAGTGTTGGTACACGTTAGGCAGATAGCCTAGAATTCCGTGGTTCGATTCCCGGCAGCGCCTTTCATGATCCGCTATCGCATTGTTCGACGGGCCTCTTTTTTGAATTTAGGCGTGCCAATTTTCGACGTGGAAGAGCGTTGTTGGTGGTGGTGGGAGCCGCGTGGGATCTGCGAGTCTTTAGCTGAGGCGGAACTTCGCGTGGCTGAGCTAAAAATGACAAAGCCGATCAAGCGGCAAGTGGTTAAGGAATACAGCCAATGATCAACTGTTGGCTCACGTCAGACAATCACTTTTGCCACGATAAGGCCTATACGTTTTTGAGGCCTGATGGCGAGAAACTGCGTCCATTTAAGGACGCAGCAGAAGGTGATGCGTTCATGGTGGAGCAATGGAACAAGCGCGTTAAGCCTAAAGATCGCATTTACGTGCTTGGTGACGTGGCAATTGCCCGTCGCGGCTTGAAGATCTTGGAGCAGCTCAATGGGAGGAAAGTATTAGTGCGTGGTAACCATGATATTTTCAAGCTGCAAGATTATGCGCAGTATTTTGATGACATTCGTGGATGTTTTTATCATCATGAATTCATGATGAGCCACATTCCGCTACATCCTGAGCTGTTTAAACAGCGATTTAAAGGAAATATTCATGGTCACTTACATTGTCATAACGTGAGACTCCCTGATGGGAGCCTAGATAGGCGCTATCTTAATTGTTGTGTAGAACAACACAACTTCGCGCCCATTCATTGGGACGAGGCGATGCTTTATTTCTCCTCCAATGACCGAGCGCCGAACGTTCAACACGCCATTGCGTGAGCCGCTCAATCCTATTATTTACCAATCTTTGCGAGCCATTGATTGGCATAATGCCCAATATTTTCTCACCATGGACCAGTGGCATTTAGAAAAAGCTGCCATCATTAGACAGTATGTCAGGGAACTAAAGGCCTGGATTTATGAGCAGGAAGAACGCATGGAGAATTTGGGCGAAAGCGTTAGGAGAAAAAGCGAGCAAGCATGATCATGAAGCAGATAAAGTGGCATTCATTCGCACCCTTATCTTTGCATCGTATTTAATTACTAACGTTGCCATCATTGCAAATGCTGCGAGGCATTGGGAAAAGCAACCTTCTGGTTGCGTTCAAACAATAAAAAAGGGAGCTTAAACTCCCGTTCATACCCTCGGTCAGATTTGAACTGACACTCCTTCGGGCTTAAACCGAATACCTCTTCCGATTGGGCTACGAGGGCTAGTGAAGTTGAGGGCGCCGAGCGGGGCTTCAATCCGCCTTGTACGACATTTCAAAACGGGTTGGCCCGTTTCCCTCTTTCCCCTAGAAGGAAACAATGGCTCCTGAAACCATTGTTCCTTGTTGAACTAACGCTGGCCAGCGTGCTTCGCGAAAGCTCCAAAAGCATAGCACGGTTATTCGCCGTCAAACGTCATATTCTTTTAAGGAAGCGTTTTCAGGAAAGAAACCTTCGTCTGCGTCGTAAGCCTGTTCAAGAGCTTCAATTTGCTTCAGGCGCTTGGCATGGGCTTGGAGCTTAGGAAGGAGAGTGGGAATGTAGAGATGTTCGGCTGCAAGAAGCTGTAAGGCAGTTTGCCTATTGGAGCTTCCGCATTCAAGCAAGGAGATAAGAAACTTTACCTCCTGCATAGTTAAATCGCTGTTCTTCATTCCATAGGAGAACTATTGTTTGAAAATCATACTAAGCCAATGCTTTTAGGAAATCAGGCTTTCAATCCAACCAATATCATCATCTTTACTAGCAGCAAGAATTGCCCCTGCCATTGCAAACGCTAAGTCGTCAATTCCAGAAGCTTTACCACCAGTGACGCTCCATTGTCCGCTGGGTTTATAGATGACAGTAAGATTCTTAAGTTGCATAATCGCCTTCTCATGACGATAAATATTGATCTGTCCTGAATTAAATAGCTCTCGCATCTTGCTAAATGCTTTCATCTTGGAGCTGACTGTCCAAGTAAGTTCAGTGATGGGCAAATCACTCGCCAAGCTTTGAATGGTGCCAGCACTATTGAACTGGTCCATCACAATAGTGTCAAACACATATAGACGATGCTGTTCCTTAATCCAATCTTCCACTGCATTGATATTCACTTCCATTCTTCCATTGATTTCAAAATCAGCAACGAACGAATGGAATTTATCAACGACTAACGTGCCGTTTTCATAGTGAACAATACAAGCAGTGTAGTCGTCACGGCCAACGCCACCACGGGCGGGGTCAAGGGCAAGTACATAAGCTCCTTGGAATTCAGGGCGTGGTGGTAGAGCCGCTCGGCGGTCATCAATACAGGCATCAATAACATCGCTTGCAACAAGGGCCGAAAGATTGCTCGCGAATTGCGCCCCATACTCAACTTTAAATTTTTCTGGATCACGCTGGCGCTCTGTGTCAAGAAACTCTTGCGAAATACTTGGGTTCATCTCCCATGTTGGGAGATTCACTGCTTGCATAAAAGGGAAGCGGCCAGAGCTTGCTTCTTTGAAATGCTGATAGAAGATGCCGTCTGTTAGCCATGGTGAGGAGAGTTCAAGGATGCGTCCTTTTCCTCCGAACTGAGCAATGGCAGGAGAAAGTGCGTCGTAAATACCACGGCCTCCACTATTTGCATCGCCTTCAGTGGCAAAGGCAAGCTCGTCAAATACTGCGCCTGCGCAAGCAAGACCACGAGCGGCACGACCTGAAGTGGGGATGGCCTTAAAGACGCAATTATTGCTTAATTCAATAATGTCGGCAGTTTCTCTGACAATTTCTTGAGCGAAGGGGCTATCGAGAATTAGCTGGCGAATGTTATTAAGAGCAATGCGGGCCTGATCCTGACTGTTTGCTACGGTCACGATGTACCATTTTTCGCCTTTTCTCACGCGTCTGCGATATTCATCTTCCAGGACGAAGCACATATAGACGCAAGCCACTGCAGCCATGACAGTTTTGCCTGATCGCCGTCCAAGTGCCCACACTGCATGGCTTTTATCTGGCTGGAAGAAATTGTCAAGAATTTGCGCTTGCCTCGGATAGAGATCGAGCTTAAGGGCGTGTCTTGAAAAGTCAGAACATTTCAGCATGGCGCAAGTCTATAAGAGGAAGCAATGCAGATTGTGGAACGAAATAAGCAGGTCTTCCATGAGCAGGATCTTTCTTCCATTGTTCTTTCATGGCATCCTCACTCCTTATCCAGCCATGGAGAAGAGTGATTTTGTTTTGAATTGTAACCAGCACTAAAGTTTTTCCGGGCTTCTCGTCTAGTTGGCAGATGAGATCATAGTTATGACGAGAGCGTGTTTTCACGTCGATGTTGGGAGGGAGATCAAAGGATCCGCGAATTGCTTCTGTTTCTTGATAGAGAAACTCCCGTAGATGGAGATAATCTGCCACTGCTAGTTCGCCAGCGGCACCAAGCTTGTGAGCGAAAAGAGCTTTCTCTCCTTCTTTCGGGCCTCCATTGCGTCCCTTTAGGCCTTTTCTTTCATTGAAACGCTGCCTGCGCATGGCTTCTGTCCGCACGAGCTTTTTGTCTTCCTCGCTGAAATGGAAAACAATACCAAAGCTGGCCATAGTGTGCATAAGCTACGTGACAATGTAGCCGGGTTCTAGAATAAAAGCAACACATCATGGCCATAAATAAAGCTTATGGAAAGCGAAGCAGTTGATCTCGGTCATGCCGGTAGCGGTGGCGTGAGGGCAGATGGCCTTCAGAACGTGCTCATCGGCATGGGCACTGGTCGTGACAAGGCGCAATATACCAAAACTACAGCCACAGTATTCCTAGCGCAAGAAGAACTAGAAAATCTTTATGGTGAATGGCTTCCTCGTCGCATTGTTGATATTTATGCTGATCAAGCCACGCGGAAAGGCTTCAAAGTATTGTTTGGCGGAGATGGCGTTAGAGCCGAGGAAGTGCAAGGGATTGAGCAAATTATTGAAGACCTATACATCCTCGAACATCTCAATCTCGCAGCGAAAAACGCCCGCCTTTACGGGGGTGCTTGTTTACTTCTTTTTATTGACGATGGGCGTCCCGCTTATATGCCTGTCGATAAACGCAATATTCGTCGGATTGAAGACATTGAGTGCTTGGACCGATGGCAAATTGCGCCCGTTATTAATGAGGAAAACTTATACGACTATTCAAAAGCCACTTATTATCAGATCATCTCTGGAGATTTAATTAACCAGCCGCAGCTTACTTATATTCATAAAGATAGGATCTTGCGTTTTGATGGCGATTGGCTGCCCTATCGCATTAGGCAAAGGAACTATGGATGGGGCATGAGCAGCTTGCAAACTGTTTATGACAGCTTCCGTCATTATTGGACGGGCTTGAATTCAGCAGCAACGCTCCTCACTGAGTTTGACATTTTTGTTCATAAAGTGAGGGGCTTAGCAGCAATGTTGGCTGCTGGCAAGGAAAGCTCCATTCGTGATCGCTTGCAAGTGAACGATATGAGTAAGAGCATCTATCGCGGCTACGCAATTGATGCAGAGAAAGAGGAGCTTGAATTTATTAGTCGTAATTTTGGCGGCATTGGAGAAATCTTAGAGAAGTTGCGCGTAGACATTATTGGTGCTAGCAAG